GATCACATGGGAGGATTTAGGACTATGACGGATGAAAAGCGCGCCCTGCTGGGCGGCAAAGAGGCGGCGAAGCTATGAGAGTGCTGGTGGCTTGTGAAGAGTCTCAGGAAGTGTGCAAAGCATTCAGGGCGCTGGGGCATGAAGCATACAGCTGCGACATTGAGCCGTGCAGCGGAGGCCATCCTGAGTGGCACATCCAATGTGACGCGTTGGAGCTGCTGAAAATGCAGTGGGACATGATTCTGGCGTTTCCGCCTTGTACATATCTGTCGAACGCCGGAGCAAAACACCTGTTCAAGGGGGGCGTTCTCAATCAGGAGCGCTATCGGACAGGGCTTGAGGCAAAAGCATTTTTCTTGAGGTTTCTGAATGCCGACTGCCCGCACATCTGTGTGGAGAACCCAGTATCCAGCAAGATTTATGAAATGCCGCCGCACACCCAGGAGGTCCAGCCGTGGATGTTCGGACACCCGGTTCAGAAAAAGACCCGCCTGTGGTTGAAAGGACTTCCTCCTTTGGAGCCAACTAACATTGTTGACCCGAAATGCAGCTGTCACGAAGCTGGAACATGGTTCATGCGAGGTGGGAAAGACCGACAGAAGAATCGGGCCAAGACCTTTCCAGGCATAGCTCAGGCAATGGCAGAACAATGGGGAGGAATTTGTAATGGATGACGTCAAATTAGCCATGCTCGGAAATAAAGATGCTGCGAAGCGGCTGACGGATGCGGGGGTGCTGGTGCCATGTCCTATGTGCAGAGGACAGGCAAGGGTGCGGAACGAACGTTACTATCAGCCAAATGTCCGCAGAAATGTGATCTGCATGAAATGTTTTACGAACAGCGGATGGTATAAGACGGAACACGAAGCCCGCCTCGCCTGGAACACCCGCGCACCGATTCTGAGTGCGGAGGAAATTCAAAAATTGGAGGAGAACACATGAAATCTGCAAGGATTTACACCAATGACCTGAACCGGCTAATTGCGGCTACCAAGTCTTTTGTGAGTGATAGTGATCATCGACCCTGCAACCAGTACATCAAATTGGAGTTTCATGCGGCAGACAATCAGGTCGTGGCAATGGCCGTTGACGGATATCGGATGTCTGTAGAACATTCCGTTATCAGTGATTGCGACGAGGACTTTGTGGCGTTCATTAAGAGCAATACCAAACTCCGCAATAAGCAGTATGCAACCATCTCTCTGACCGAGGATGGGAAAGAGGCTGTAATCCGGTGCGGTGGGTTCTCGTTCGGATATATCCAGCCGCAGGACAGCGGATTTGAATGGGAAAAGGCAATCCCAACCAGCGAGGTAAAGTATCGAATTGGCTTCAATGGGAATTACCTTCTGTCTGCATTGCAAGCGGCGAAAGTCTCTGCTGACGGCAGTTTTAGGCAACCGGTCATTTTAGAATTTCGCAGCAATATTGAGCCGATTCTTCTCCGTACCAATAAGGAGGACATTAAGATGGTTCTTCCTGTTCGTATCAAGGAAGATTGAGCGGAGGAGATGGAGATGCTGGAGGGGATCAAGATGGAAGTGGAGATGGTGATGAAAAGGATGGAGGTCCTGAACGATGCGGATTGAGCGCAAGCGCTATGTGGTCATGCGGAAAAACAGAACAGAGGTCTGGTGCGGTCTAGCAAAGGCTTTTAGTTTTCGTCCCATATCCGAAATAAAAGACGTATCCGTCAAGACATATCGTTCTGAGGCGCAGGCTAGAAGCGGCTGTTCTTCGTGGGACAGAGACTTTGAAGTTGTTCCGGTAATTGAGATGATTGCGACTGAGGAGGCGCTGAAAGATGGCAGTACGACCGATTGACGGAAATATACTACGGAAATGGTGCGAAAAGATAATTGACCAAGCGTGCCATCCAGCAACCGTGCAGATCGGGGAGGTATTTCTGGACAAGGTGCGCTCTATGCCCACCCTCACCCCGCCGAACGAGCCGCTGACGCCGAAGCAACTGAGGGAGATGAACGAGCCTGTATGGTGCTCCTGCAAACCGATTGAAGGCGGAAACGGGTATTGGTGTTTGTGCCGGTATGGGAAAATTGTCACCCCATCAGGAAATATTTTTGACGTGGACAAAATTCCGCATTGGATGTTTTACCGCCGCCCGCCGGAGGGAGAGGAGGACGCATGAAACCGACTTGTATTACTTGCAAAGCTGATTGCCATAACGCCGGGACAACCTCCAAAATTGTGGATTGCTCACAGTACAAACCGGGGCGAGTTTTGACCAACGCAGACCGCATCCGGGCCATGAGCGACGAGGAGTTGGCGAGCATTTTCCTCAGAGCCGACTTTTGTAAGTGTTGTGAGCATGAAAAAGGCGGAGTATGCAATTTCATCTGTGCTTATCCAAACATTCCGATTTATGAAGGGTGCAGGCAAGCTGCAGTGAAGTGGATGAAGCAACCAGCGGAGGAGGGCACCTGATGGACTACAAAAAGCTTGTGGCTGACTTAAGAGATTGGTTGCCACCGGAAAGTGAGAAAGTCCTATACGGAGAACTAGTCGGCGCGCCATATCCATACAACCTGCAAGGTCCATTGGTGTATGCTGACGAGGTATGTAACTTAGTGGAAGAAGCTGCGGATGCTATCACTGCCCTGTTGGATGAAAACGCTAGACTGAAAAACAGGAAATCAATGTGGAGGAAACTGTTGGAGGCGGTTAAAAGCGCCTTTGGCTGGGGGGACAAAGGAGAGGAGAACACCTGATGGACATTGAGAAGCTGATTGAGCGGTTGAGAAACGCCGCAGGAGGACCGGAAGGTATCAAGATGTGCCAAGACGCCACCACCACCCTCTCCACTCTCCAGGCCGAAAACAAGAAGCTGCGGGCCGAGTTGGAACAGGTGGAGCGGTGTATTGAAATTGTAGAAAATCAGAGAGATCAGATGAAGCGGGAGAGGGATGCAGCGATAGACTGTATCTACAAAATCGAGGATGCCCTTGACCGGGGAAATGACAATGACTGGGCCAGAGAGCATATTTCGGAATGGGAGAGCCAGAAGGAGGACTGACATTGAAATACAAAGTATCATTTAGCGGGTTTGCTTATGTTGAGGCGGATTCTCCGGAAGAGGCAGAGGAAAAAGCTATGTACGAGGATGATGCTGTTTATGAGGAAAAAAAGTGTGAGTCCGTAGAAGAAGTAGACGAGTTTGTGGTGAGTTTGGAGGACTGACATGGAACGATACACGGAAAAGCACTACGATGGGAATGGCTATTATCTCATCTGTAGTGGGAATTGCGAAACGCTTAATTGTGGAGACTGCGGCATCTTAGACAAAATCGTTGACCGCCTCGCCGCCTACGAGGACACGGGCCTGGAGCCGGAAGAGATAGGAGCACTTAAATCTCGTGAGAAAGGCCTTGTGGAGCTTTTGAATGGTGTGTCCTGCGGTTGCGCTGTAACATATACCCGCCTCCGCGAACTGGCCCAGGCGGACAGGGGGGGGAGATGCGTGGTGCTGCCTGCAAAGCCAGATCAAACTATCTATCAGTGGCGCATAGGTGATGACTGCCCGAGCGTGAGCCGTCTTGATGGCGTACAGATTAACGCAGATGGAGAGATTACATATCCGATTTGGTGCGGTCATTTGACACCTGAAGATTTCGGCAGAACCGTGTTCCTCACCCGCGAGGAAGCCGCACTACGGAGGGAGCAGGAATGAACGCTTTCACACTGTCTGGGACAGATGGGATCTTCATTCAAGGGAAACTATATAGCAAGAAAAAACTTTGCCTTGATTGGTTCCAAATGAGCAATGACGGTTTTTACGACCTGTACGGGTTCAATTTCAATCCCCATGAATATCCAGGGCTTTATAACTGGGGAAGGAAAACATTGTACGGAAAGTGAGGGAGCAGGATGGTTAAATTAAAGAAATGCCCGTTTTGTGGGAGTAACAATGTAGCATTTACACCGGATGAAGAACAACTCTTAGAGGACACTACAACGGGCTTTATTTGGTGCCACGGGTGTGATTTTTCCAGCGACAGTTTTTATAGCGAGGAAATAGCGGCAGAAAAGTGGAACCGAAGAGAGCAGAAATGAAGGAGTACATCGAGAAGGCGGTTGCCATCAAGAAATTTGAAAACTATCGCCGCGATTGTGAAGAAGAAAACGACGAAAGAGCTGCACAGATTTTTGAGGATTGTATATCCGAGCTTATGGCTATCCCCGCCGCTGACGTTGCGGAGGTGAGGCACGGGAGATGGAATCCAGAAATCCATCATACATATATTCCAGTTGAATATGACCAGAATGGGGATCCTATTCTCCATGAATACACATCATTTCGTTGTAGCTTATGCGGAAGAGAGGAGCTAAAAGAAGAACCATATTGTCATTGTGGTGCCCGCATGGGCAAGGAGGCCGACCATGAAGTTTCGGAGTAAGACGGGCGAAGTCGCACTTACCATTGAACAGGCATTAGCGCAGTTTTGCGATAGCAAAGAAGATTGCGACTATTGCGAGATTCGGGAACCCGTGCAGCAATACGCAGGGACAAAGAGGCCGTGTCATGAATACGTAAGAGCCAACCCTCACGAAGCCGCTCGCCTGATGGGCTATGAGGTGGTGGAAGATGGAAATGTACTTACAAAAAATGATAGCAAAGGTGAAAGTTTGGAGGCCAACATGGACAAGCCGAGAATTTGTGAGGTGCTGGGGGTTGAGGTGGGAGAAAGGTTTGAGTTAGGCAATACAGGCATTATCCTACTCGTCAACGATGATGGGTTGCTGCATATCGGGCTATCTCATGGAGACCACAAAGAAACAGACATGAATGTAAACTACCTAGTTAAGGCCATTAACCACCCCGACCGCATCATCCGCAAACCCCGCTTCACCGAGCAGGAGGTGGAGAGGGCGAAGGCGATCAAAGTTTTGTTCCCGGAGATCAATGCAATAAAATACGATGGTGCATGGACGCAGTGCCTGGAAATTGTAGACGGCACATATTTTCAGAGAGAAGTAATCACCAGACATCTGTTCCCGTCTGTTGAAAAGGGTCAGGTATATACCTTTGACGAGATCATCGGAGGTGCCCAATGATTTCCTTGAAATGCCCTGATTGCGGGTTCTTTTTCAGCATAGATTTTCCTGACGATATTTCCGAGGAGGAGCGGAAGGAAATATGCACTTGCCCATGCGGCTCTATGATGGAGGAAGTCCCTTTTAGCATGGATTATATTCCAACAATCGGAGGTGCCCAATGAGAGAGACCCTTTTCAAAGCCAAGCGGCTGAGTGATGGTGCATGGGTGGAAGGATTCCCGTACTGGGGAGAATACAGTGGGGCATTTATCCTTCAAAATAAGACTTACAGCCGCAGGAACGCACGAACAGGTGAAATTTCAATGGGGGATAATGTTGTACCGATTGAAGTTGACCCCTCCACGGTCTGCCAGTACACCGGACTGACCGACAAGAACGGGAAGAAGATTTTTGAGGGGGATGTTCTAAAGATAGCAAAGAAGTCAGACGGACTTGGAGCATACTTCTTTCCTCCGCTTGAATATCCGGCCAATGTCATGGTGAAGTGGGACATGTGTGCATGGATGTGGGAAACGCTTGGAGAGAACAAGTATTACATAAGTTTCCCAGAGGCTTGGTGTCATTACGAATGTGAGATCATCGGCAACATCCACGACGGGGAGGGCGGACGGCATGAGGGGGCAGAGCATGACTGAAACCGAAGTAATCTCCATTGATCGTCACGGCCAGCGGAAGGAGTATCCATCGATCAAATCTGCAGCAGAGGATGTTGGTGTTCGCCCCTGCAGGATTTCCACCGCCTGCGTTACTGCCCACCGCTGCGCGGGACGCTATTGGATCAAGAAGGAGGATATGGATGGGTGAGTTCCCGGAAAGGCTGAGAAAGTTGCGGGAGTCCATGCGGCCAGTTCGGAGTATGACAGTTACATCACAACTGATGGGGTTAAGCCCGGATGCGCTTCGGAAATATGAGCGAGGAGAGGTCGAACCGAAGATGACAGCTTTAAAATTGATTGCGGCATATTATCACATTAGTTTGGACGAGCTGTGTAAAATGGAGGACGAGTAACTCTTCATGGTCTCACAAAGAATATCAGATATTCATAAAGTTTTATGAGCAAAAAGCGCCATCTATGCGACAATGGAGCATGAGGGAGTGACTTCCCCATGCTCCTTCTTTTTCCTCCCCTTTCGGGCTGTGACCAACCACGGCCCAAAGGACAACCCACTCCCCCGGCAGGGTATCTAGTAAGCAGATATTAAACAGAAAGGAGAGCCTCTCTCGTATGTTTCCTGCCGGGGGACTCCCTTCAAATATGCCGCAGCACGATGCAGCCCACTCATCAGGGCCGGAGGGTCGCGCCCTCCATGCGGCAGAGCCGACAGTCATAGAGTCGGGCAAAAAAGCGGTGGCAGCTATGACCTGCCCCGAAATGTATTGAGAGCTTACCGAGGGTTTAGATGCTCACAGGATGGTGACCGAATCCCAATTCCATCCACAACCGCGCTATCCCGCTGAAAACTGCCTGTACCGGATCGGGTAAAGTACCATATGGCATATCCATATGACGCAGACGTGACAATCTAAGCGGGAAGCGCACATAAACGGCCAGATAGCTCAATGGCAGAGCGGGCGGCTTTGACCCGCACGATGATGGTTCGAATCCATAGCTGGCTGCCAGAATTGCGGCGTATCTCTCCGGAGTATGTTTGCCGGGGCGGATGTGTCCAAACCGGATCAATAGGGCGTGCCCGTCTCGCTGAAATGATGGGAGGGTCGGGTACGGGGAAAAGAAAACCGCCCCACGAGGGGGCGGGCAAAACTACGACGCAGACTTTTTTCGCCGCTTTGCATTTCTGGCGGGGTAATATGTGTCTTTGTGTTCCTGGTTCCACTTCCGGGACAGGGGACGGTCTGCTTCCCGGATGCCCTCATAGGCGCAGTCTGGGCAGTATTTCTGCCGGGCGGCCCGCACGGTGTATTCTTTCCCGCAGCGGACGCACTTGTCCGTGCTGCCAAGGGGACGATCTGCAACGCGGCCCTTAGCTCGATGCCGGCGGTTTGCCTCCTTTGCCCGCTCACGCCGGCAAGTGGGACAGTACCAGGCCCGCGGGCCGCCGTCAAAGACGGCGCCGCATTGACGGCAGGTACGGGGCTTCACAACAACGGCCATGCGATCACCCAAGCAGTTCTTTTAGCTTTGCCAAGTTCTCGGCGTTGGGGCTGACCTTGCCGCTCTCCCAGCGGGAGATCACCGCCTGATCTACGCCCATGGCGTCCGCAAGCTGCGCCTGCGTCAGTTTTTTGGCTTTACGGGCAAAGGCGATGTCAAATCCGGCATCAGCTAGTAGACGTTTTCCTTTACCGGCGTAATAGCCGAGCTGCCAGGAACCTTGTATTTCCAATGGCTGGACCCTTTCGGAGCTGCCATCCATCTCTGGCTCAATGCTATTGATTTCGGACAGCGCCTCCCCGATCTGCTGGTCCAAGTCTCCGGGCAGAAGCCCCTTTTCATGGGCGGCGGAAATCACCTGTGCGCTACAGGTATATGGCCTCATGCACGCTTCCCAAGGATCAGGACCAATATCATCCGGGAAAACCTCTGCGTTAATCCTACCGAAGACCCATCCAAATACATACGCTTCCCTGTTAGTCATTAGCAGCCAACCTCCTTAAAATAACGGTACTCCATCTCGTCATAGACGTTGAGTTTGATCTCAATCTTGCTCCCCGGATACTTGGAGGCATAACGAGCAGCACATTCCTCGGCGCGCTTCTTGTTGCCCATATAAGCGCCCATCATCCAGCCGTCTTTGCAAACACAGTATTCATAGTGTTTCATGGTTTTTCCTCCTATATTATCTCTTTGCTTTATGATTTGATTATATCATAAAATATGATATTGTCAATACATAAAATGATAAATCTCGAAAAACCTGATAAGGGGAATTTTTGATTGAGGTGGTGACATGGCTGCACGGCTGACGGATAAGCAGAAAAAGAAAATAGTGGCTGACTATCTGGAGACCGGCAGCTATCGCGCTACAGCAAGGAAAAACCGTATTGCAGATGGGACGGTAAAGAGAATTGTTCTTGAATGTAGCGATATTGAGCAAAAAGTAGCACAGAAAAAAGAAGAAAACACTGCTGACATTCTCGCTTACATGGAGAGCCAGAAGGGGCTTGTGTGCGAAATCATCGGAAAGGGCCTTGCCGCGCTCAACGATCCTGAAAAGCTGGCGGAGGCCACACCTGCGCAGATCACGACGGCCCTGGGGACGCTGATCGACAAGTGGACGGACATCAAGGGTGAAGGGAAAGAGGACAAGGTGCAGGTGATTATAGATGTCTGAAGTGCGCTTATCTACTGTACTTGGCCCCGCATTTCATTTGCTGGCCCGTGATGTATTCCGACACAGACACACTCACTATGACTTATCCGGCGGGCGTGGGTCTCTGAAATCTTCCTGCGTGTCCCTGCTTGTGCCGTTAATTCTACTAACCAACCCTAATACCCACGCCTTAGTGCTCCGCAAGGTCGGAAATACTTTGCGAGATAGCGTATATGCTCAATACCTGTGGGCGATTAGTGAACTTGGCATGGCTGATTGCTGGATAGCCAAGGTGCAGCCGTTGGAACTTGTATATAAGCCGACTGGGCAAAAGATCATGTTCCGGGGCGCTGATGATCCCATGAAGATCAAATCTATCAAAGTGCCGTTTGGGTATATTGCCGTTACTCACTTTGAGGAGAAGGACCAATTCGCTGGACGGGCTGAAATCCGGACCATTTTACAATCTACCATGCGCGGCGGCTCCAAGTTCTGGAACTTTGAGAGTTACAACCCGCCAATCAGCCGGGACAACTGGGCCAACAAGGACAGCCTGAAGGAGAGGGCGGACAGGCTGTGCCACAAGAGTACATACTTGGAAGCGCCGCCGGAGTGGTTGGGAGAGCAGTTTCTGTTTGAGGCTGAACACCTGAAAGAAACGGATGAGCGAGCTTACCAGCATGAGTATTTGGGAATTCCGGTTGGAACGGGCGGAAACGTCTTTGACAACCTGGAACTGCGAGAGATTACCGACAAAGAGATTGCTTCCTTCGATAAGATTTACCAGGGTGTGGACTGGGGCTGGTTCCCTGACCCTTTCGCTTTTATCCGCCTTCACTACGACCGGGCACATGAGACCATTTACATGATTGATGAGATATGCCAAAACAAGCTGACAAATGAGGCTAGTGCGGGCGTGATTTTGAAGCGCGGATACAAAGACGCTTATATCACTTGCGACAGCGCGGAGCCTAAGTCCGCCGCAGATTTCAGAGCCATGGGACTCCCCGCCAAGGAAGCAATAAAGGGGCCGGGTAGTGTGGAGTACGGTATGAAGTGGCTGCAACGCCGAAAGATCGTTATTGACCGCCGCAGAACGCCACATGCTTATGAGGAATTTGTGAACTATGAGTATGAGCGTAATAAGGATGGAGAGATCATCAGCGGGTATCCTGACGAGAACAATCACCTGATTGATGCCACACGGTACGCTTTGGAGCGAGTATTCCGAAAAATGGGAGTAACAGCATGAACATTATCGAAAAACTGAAAGAACTTGGTTACTCCACCGTGCCGGAGGAGTTCTACACGAAGGTGCAAGAGTGGAAGTCTTGGTATGAGGGCGACGTGAAGGGGTTCCACCGTTACCGGGTACGAAACGGGGCCGGGATGGTGCGCTGCAAGCGGTACACCCTCAACATGGGAAAGAAAATCCCGGAGGACTGGGCAAATCTTCTCATGAATGAGAGGGTTGAAATCACTCTGGATGGCACAAAGGAGCAGGAGTTTATTGACCGGGTCCTGAAGGAGAACAACTTTCGCGTGCGCTCCAACGAGATGCAGGAAATGGCCTTCGCTCTTGGAACGGTGGCTTTTATCCCCCGCGTGGTGGGCATGGGGGTCACGGAAGCGGGCCCGGTTCCTGGCAGCGCCACAGATATCGTCATCGACTACGTAACGGTGGAGCATATCTGGCCCCTGTCCTGGCAGAATGGCGTTATTACTGAATGTGCCTTTGACAGCATCGTCAACGTAAACGGGGAAGATTACTGCTATCTGCAAATCCACCGGAAGGTCGACGGCCTGTACAACATTGAGAACCGGCTGTATACATATCGGAACCAGAACGTAGATACTGAGGTAAAGCTGACCTCCGTGCAGGGCTTTGAGAGGGTGCCCCCTGTTGTCCACACCGGCAGCGACCGGAGGCAATTCGTCATTGACCGGCCTAATATCGCCAACAACTTCGATTACTCCATTCCACTTGGGATTTCGGTCTACGCTAACGCCATCGACAGCATGAAGGGCGTAGATATTGCTTTTGACAGCTACGTCAATGAGTTCGTGCTGGGGAAAAAGCGGGTGATGGTCAAGCCTTCCGCACAACAGTATTTGGACGGGGAGCCGGTTTTTGACCCTGATGATCTGGCCTATTATGTGCTTCCGGAAGACATCGAGGGCGGGGCCATCATTCAGCCCATCGACATGAACCTTCGGACAGCGGAACACACCCAGGGGGTGCAGACACAGCTTAATCTGCTGTCCAGCAAGTGTGGTTTCGGGGAGACTTATTACCGCTTTGACGGTGGGAACATCACTACCGCCACCCAGGTCATCAGTGAAAACTCCACCATGTTCCGCACCATCAAGAAGCATGAAATCATTCTGGAGAGCGCCATCAAAGAACTGTGCCGGATTATTCTTCGCTTGGGCAACACGGCCATGGGTGCCGGGTTGAATGAGGATGCGGAGGTCACTATTGATTTCGATGATAGCATCATCGAGGACAAGACAACAGAACGAAATAATGACAGGCAGGATTTAGCGGCGGGTATTATGAACGATTGGGAGTACCGCATGAAGTGGTATAACGAGGACGAAGCCACAGCAAAGAAGATGCTGCCGAAAATGGAGGATATGACGGACGAGGAGGAAGAAGAAATTGAATGAGGTATCCATTTACCCCGGAACTTCTCGATGCCCTCCCGGAAGAGCTGGCCGAGCTATACCGCAATCTTGAAAACACGCTACTAGAGGAAATCTGCTCTCGCCTCAAAGCGTCTGGAGAGCTAAACGAAGTCACTGTCCTAGATATTCAGGCGTTGCGCTCCCACGGTATCAGCCAACAGGAGATCGAGCAAGCAATCAAAAGGACAACCAATATCGGCGAGAAAGAGCTGAATAAGCTATTTGACGATGTTGTAGAGCGGAATCAGAAGTATTACACATATCTGATTGATCGTTCGGATGTAACAGCGCCCAAAACACTGTTGAGCATCGAAGATACCTATGCCATTTATGAGCAGACTCGCCAAACATTCCGAAATATTACGCAATCAATGGCTTTCCTGCTGGACAATGGAAGGACATTGCTCCGGCCTGCAAGTGCTTACCAATGGGCACTTGATAATGCCGTGTTGCAGATACAGAGCGGTGCAATCAGCTACAATCAGGCAATTAGAGGTGCCGTGAAGCAGCTTGCAGACAGCGGCATCAAGACAGCGGAATATGAAAGCGGTCACATGGACCAGATTGACGTTGCAGTCCGCCGCGCTATTATGACTGGTATCAATCAGCTTTGCGAACAGTATTCGGAGCAAGGCATGGATTATTTGGAAACTGATCTGGTTGAGGTCTCTGCTCATATCGGGGCGCGGAACACCGGAACCGGGCCGGAAAACCACGAGAGCTGGCAAGGGAAGATTTACCGATGGAGCGCAAAACCGAAGCAATCCAGCGGGAGATATCCTGATTTTATCGCTTCTACGGGTTATGGTACCGGACCTGGTCTAGGCGGATGGAACTGCCGCCACCACTTTTATCCGTTTGTTGAGGGTGTCATGGAGCCAACCTATTCAAGCTCTGATTTGAACACCATGAAGGGGAAAAATCGGGAGATATCTTTTGAAGGCAGGCAGTACGATGGATATACGGCCACTCAAAAACAACGCCAAATAGAACGCACCGTCCGAAAGCTAAAGCGGGAACAAACCGCATATAAGGCCGTTGGACTGGAAGATGATTACCAAGCTGTAACGGCTCGTATCCGGCGGTTGAACAAGGAATACAAAGCATTCAGCGAGGCGGCGGGGCTGCCGTTGCAGCGGGAGAGGATGAAGACAGAATATTGATGGATGAAAAAGCCTGGATCATCATTAAGGCCATACTTGACCGTGGCAATGATGCCATTATCCGAAAAAAGGAAAGTGGATTCCTCATCTTGGAGGAGAAAAAGAAAACAGTATATCGTTCCTCTGACCGATAGGGGCCAGAGAGGGACCGTTGGGGTCAACTGCTTACAAATCGTAGGCGGTTGGCCCCTTTTTTGTTTGTCAGAGAAGACGTAAAAACCCAAGCGGCAGAGAAGCCGAAAATCCCAAATATAAGACAGAGAAGTCTATAAAACCCAAAGGAGAAGCATTATGGCGAACATTGATACGAGTACCATCGAAGGATTTGACGGCATGACTGCTGACGAAAAGGTCACGGCACTGTTGGGCCTGCAAATCCCCGACCCTGTTGACCTGTCTGGATATGTAAAAAAGGATGTCTTTGATGCAAAGGCGACAGAGGCGGCATCGCTCGCAAAACAGTTGAAGACCAAAACGACGGAGGCCGAAACTGCTGCCGGTACGCTTTCCACTACGCAGGCGGAGTTGGAGGCGCTCAAAAGAAGCTATTACGTTGCCTCCAAGGGCCTGACCGGGGACGAGGCGGAGTTTATCGCCTTCAAGGCCGGGAAGATGGTGAGCGATAAAGTCACCTTTGAGCAGGCCGTAGACGAGCTGACCGCTGACCGCAAGAAAACGACATTTGACTGGACCGCTCCTGTGGGCGGCGGGAAGCCAAAAACAGGAGAAAACGATGTAATGAACGCCCTGATTCGGGGCGCACTCAAGTAAGAAAGGAGCCTATCAATGGCCGATATTATCGACAGAAGCAAACTTTCCGGGCTTATTCCTGAGCCTGTGACTCGTGAGATTATTCAGGGGGCCGTAACGGAGTCCGCCGTGTTGCGGATGGCCCGTCGACTGCCCAACATGACCAGCAAGACGCAGACGCTCAATGTGCTGGATGCCCTGCCCACCGCCTACTTTGTAAACGGCGAGGCAGCTACCGGCGCGTCCGACTCCAAGGCGTCTCTGAAAAAGACAACGAATATGGCGTGGGACAAGAAGAAAATCTACGCCGAGGAGATCGCCGTCATCGTCCCCATCCCCGAGGCAGTGCTGGATGATAGCGACTACGACATTTGGGGTGAGGTGCGGCCCCGCCTCCAGGAGGCATTCGGCAAGGTCATTGACGCCGCTATTCTGTACGGCACGGACAAGCCCACCTCCTGGCGTGAGGGCCTCGTCCCTTCTGCTACTACTGCAAGCGCAGTCGTAACCGCAACCGCCGACATCTTCAAGGACATCATGGGTGAGGGCGGCGTGATTGCCAAGGTAGAAGAGAGCGGCTATATCCCCAACGGCGTGATGGCCGCAATTCAGATGCGCGCCAAGCTGCGCGGCCTTGTGGACAAGAACGGCCAGCCCATTTTCAAGACCGATATGCAGGGCGATACCCGCTACGCGCTGGACGGCATGAGCATGTATTTCCCTGTGAACGGGGCTTACGACCCGGAGGAATCCCTCGCCATCGTAGGCGATTGGAGCCAGCTGGTCTATGCCATTCGGCAGGACATGACTTTCAAGATTTTTGACAGCGGCGTGGTACAGGACCCCACTACCGGAAACATCCTCTATAACCTGATGCAGAACGACATGGTGGCCCTGCGTGCCGTCATGCGGCTGGGCTGGGAGATTCCCAATCCTATCAATGCTTACAACGTCGGGAACACGAAGGCTTTCCCTTTTGCTGTCTACGCACCGGCGGGGGGTTAATTGGGTCTGACACCCTAACGCTATTCCCCAGCGGTCAGACCCTATTGGGGAAACAGGTTTCCGATCTTGTGGGTGATGACCTGAAGGTTTATGCGAACGGCGCTGTAACGGGCACATTTCATTATGTTTCTGATTATACAGAGTTCAGCAGCACCCCGGAGGAGCAGAGCGGGTATTATTTCCCGTTCCATCTGACCAAAACCGGGTCAAAAATGACCTTCAAGAAAAATGGCTCCCCCACAAAGCAAAACATCCCGTTCGATGCCGACATCATATTCCGAGTAATTGAGGACGATACCTTTGAAGTGCTTGTTGATGATTCCAGTGTGGTGAAATTTAGCTTTACTGGAGCGACGTTTGAGCCGCAGGCCAAGACGAAAGCCCGCTTAAAGAAGTAAGGAGGCCTCCTGATGGCTTACGCAGATTATCAGTATTACAAAAATACATACCTGGGCACCGTCATTCAGGAGACCGACTTCCCGCGCCTCTCCCTGCGTGCAAGCAGCTTTTTGGACTATTACACGCAGGGGCGGGCAGGCAAAAATCAGGAACTGAATGCCTTGAAAATGGCCTGCTGTGCTGTTGCAGAGCAGTACCAGAGCATCGACCTTGCCAGCAAAGCAGCCCTGAACGCTCTCCAAAACTCCGCAAACGTCGGAGAGGGCGGAGAGCTGCAAAGCCAGAGTGTGGGTAGCTGGTCCAAGACCTACCGGAGCGGAGGCGAGAGCGCACAGCAGGCCACGATAGCGGCACAGACAGCACAAGCATCTCTTGCATCTGTTGCGGCGCAGTATTTGTCCAGTACGGGCCTCCTGTATCGCGGAAGGAGGTGCGGCTGTGTTCCCCCATGTTGTGACGCTCTATAACGTGGTGACAGAAGAGGACCCTAGCACTTTTGAGGAAACAACTACAAATCATATTACCATTCTGCGAGGAGTTCTGCTGGATGCTGTCAAGGCTAAAAACGTTAACGAAAGCGGTTTGGTTGGAGCGGATGCAGTCAACCTCTATATTCCGACCAGCGTTGAAGCCGTAGACGGGATGACTGGTGAGCCAAAGCAGTATGCAGGGCCTATTGAATTTTGGCGGGCAGAGGACAAGAGCGGGCTTTGGACGCTTTCCACTGGAGAAAACACCTTCTTTGTAAAAGGAGAGGCCGTCCACCCTAATTGGTCTACTCAGAAGATCGATGCCGCATACGATGATGTCTACAATGTCAACACTGTGGATTTCAAGGACTTCGGCGGAGAGATGTCGCACTGGGAAGTTGGTGGGAACTGATGTTTAGCTTTGATGTCAGCTCCAATATCGTTCCAACTGTGACGGGGAATTTGGAAACAGCAAGCGAAAAGGCTATTTATGCGATGGCAGTCCAAGCGCAAAAGGATACATCTCCATACGTTCCGGCCTTAACGGGCAATCTCGACCGAAGAACAAAAGTAGAGGAATCCAGGATTATCTATCCCGGCCCACAATCTCGCTATTTATACTACGGCAAATTGATGATAGACCCGGCAACAGGCAGCAGTTATGCATCTTACGGAGCGACAAAAGTTCTCACCAACAAAGACCTGGTTTTCAACAAGGCAATGCACTCACAGGCGCAATCGCACTGGTTTGAGGCAAGCAAGGCGGAAAACAAGGACAAGTGGGAGCGAGTTTTTGGAAAGGCGGTGAAGCGATATCTTCGAGGATAAAAAGCAGAGGATTTTGGCATCTTCGGAGGAGGTTGACCGCATTTCACGCTCTATGCTGGTGTGGGCCAATACTTTTCCGGACAAGCCTGTGACAGTTATCAAGTATGAGTTCCTGGACATCGATGATGCCGCCGGAGATGATGCGGCCATGGCTCTGTCTACTATCCAAGGAACGTACATCACCCAGCAATATATCATCGGCGGGTATCAAGCAGAATACCAATTCAAAATCATCTATCGGATAAAGCCGGGAACCAGTAATGACAAACGGCTCCAAGCAGACGAAATGCTGAACCATTTCGGAGACTGGGCAAGAACTCAACACCCCAATTTAGGAAATGGCATTAACGCTCTGAGGGTTGAGCCGACCACACAATCCTCTAAGTTCGCGGCTTATGGAGACGGCTATGAGGACTATCAAATTTTAATGAGACTGGCCTATGAGGTCAATGTCTGAAAGGAGTGAATACTTTGGCAGATTTGGAGTTTAACACCACAGAAGGGCGCACGATTGCCCGTGAACTGCTGATTGCATATCTGAATACTGGAACACCGGAGGAACCTGTATGGTCCGCCATTGGAAAGCGCGTTGAGGAGTCCGATGAGGAAATGGACTGGTCCGAGGAGTCTATCAAGGATATTTTCGGTAACACCTGGACCACACTCACAAAGCCCGTCATTACACAGAGCTTCGACCCTATCCCTCTGGATGCAGGGGACGTGGCGGCGGTGAAACTGTGGAATTTGGCAATCAAGGACCAGGACGCACAGGCCCTGGCAAATCAAGATATGCTGATCGGCCACTACTACGCAACATCTGGCGAGTCCAATTTTGCGGAGCGGTACAGCGGCGCATCCGTGTCTGTAACGCGAATTGGTGGCGCTGGCGGCGGAAACCTGGAAATTTCCTGCGACATTACATACGGCGGCACCAGAACGCTTGGAACCGTCACCAATAGCGCAGGAACTGTAACCTTTAAAGCAGACGGAGCGGCCTAAAGACAAGAAAGGGCACAGTACAAAGGAATCGTGCTGTGCCCCCTTTTTGGAGGAATTATGCAGAAGATTACATTTGATACGGGCATTAAAACCTATCAGATCAATGAAAGCGGCGTTTTGCGGTTTAACCCATCTGACCCAAATCTGTACAAGCGGTTCAAGGACCTGCGTGTGGAAATTGAGCAAATCCAAAAGGATTATAACGAACGTTCAAAATCCGCGGAGACCGGAGAGGATGCCATTGACCTGCTGGCGGAGTATGATGCCCGCGTAAAAAAGTCTCTCTCCCATGTGTTCGGTGAGGAAAACGACTTTGATAGCATCTTGAGCGGTGCGAATGTAATGGCTGTTGCCAGTAACGGGGAGTTAGTCATTACCAATTTCTTGGATGCCATGGTCCCCGTCGTTGAAGACGGCGTTAAGACCTATGCAAAGATGGAGGCTCAGAAAGCCGTGCAGGAGGCAAGGAATAAATGAGATGGACACTCCCGGTCAATCTTGAAGTTGGTGGAAAAGAATATGCAATCAACGCCGATTACCGGGACATCCTGAACATCATTTCCAGACTTAATGGCGGCGAAAACGAGTTTGTAAAGGTCTATGTGTGCTTGGCCCTGTTTTATCCCCAATTTGAAGAAATGCCGGAAAGTAATTATCAAGAAGCGATTGAAAAGCTGCTTTGGTTTATCGCCTGCGGAGAAGAACAGGAGGATAAAAAACGGCCAAAACTGATCGACTGGGAGCAGGACTACCAAATGATCGCCGCCGACATCATCAAGGTGGCTGGGCATGATGTTAGATCGGACTCTTTCTGTCATTGGTGGACCTTTGTTTCTTACTTTATGGGCATTGGGGAAGGGCAGCTTTCCACCGTTGTTTCCATCCGTGACAAGCTCCGGAAACACAAAAAACTCGAAAAGTGGGAAAAGGAATTTTACAACCAGAACCGCTCAAAAGTTGATCTAAAGCGGCATTATACGGAAGAAGAGGACGAACTTCTGAAAAAACTGCTAGGGAGGTGAGAACATGGCGGCAGCAGATGGCTCTATTATCATTGATGTTCGAGCAAACACACAACAGGCGACAAGTGCGTTGACAAAACTGGCAAAGTTGGCTGCAACGGCCTTTGCTGTTGATAAAATTATCGACTTTTCCAAACAGGCTATCCAGCTTGGAAGCGATGTTGCGGAAGTCCAGAACGTTGTCGACGTGGCCTTTGGAGATATGTCCAGCGCCGTTGACGAGTTTGCCCAAAACGCCATCACCAACTTCGGTATGAGCGAGCTTGCGGCCAAGCGTACCGCCTCTACATATATGGCAATGGCAAGCAATATGGGCTTGTCGCAAGCAGAGGCGGCAGAGATGTCCTTGACGCTCACCGGCCTTACAGGTGATGTGGCATCTTTCTACAACATCTCTCAGGAGCTGGCGGACATTAAGCTGAAATCCGTCTTTACGGGTGAAACGGAGACATTAAAAGACCTGGGCATCGTTATGACCCAAGCCAACCTAGAAGCGTTTGCGCTGTCTCAAGGCATCACCAAAAGTATTTCTGCTATGTCTCAGGCGGAGCTGGTGACTCTGCGCTATAACTTTGTTTTAGATCAGCTGTCTTTGGCCTCCGGTGACTTTATTCGGACGCAAGACAGCTGGGCGAATCAGACCAGAATCCTTTCCATGCAGTGGGAGCAGTTCATGTCCATTGTCGGGCAGGCTCTGATTCAAGTGCTTTTGCCAGTGGTGCAGACTCTGAACCAGATTGTGTCTGCGCTAATCGATATGGCAAACGCTTTTAATGCAGCCATCACGGCTATCTTTGGCGGTGCCAATACGGAAATCACGCAGACGCAAGATAATGTGGGCGGTGTTTCCTCCAGAATTGGTGATGCAGTTGATAACCAGAACGCTTTGACCGATGCCACAAAAGAGACTAACAAGGTGCAGAAAAAGAGTATCGCTTCGTTTGATGAAATCAACAAGCTGACTGGAAATTCTGCAAGCGGCTCAGGTGGCGGAACGGGAGGAGCAGCTGGCGGCGGCCTTTCCAAATTTGAGACCATTACCTCTAATGATATCGTGGAGAGCGCTGCAGAAAGCAAAATCTTAAAGCTGATTGACCGCCTTAAAGATGCATTTAGCCCTCTGGAAGACTCTTTCAAAAAATCGTTCGCCTATATTTCTGAGGGAGTAGAAAAGCTGACTGACGTTTTCCACAATATGTGGAATGACATCAAGTCTCTTGGACCGCCTCTATATGATTGGTTCAACAATGAGTTTATGGACTTCTTGAACCAGTTTATTCTTACGGCTGGGAATGTTGTCGGAGGGCTTCTAGACTCTGCAGCAATGGTGCTTTCCGACATTTGGAACATCGTAATTTTCCCCACGCTGACAAAGTGGGCGGTTGATATTCTCCCGCTGCTTACTAACATTGCAACGCAGGTTTTGAGTGTTGGAGATGTGCTTTTTGAAAATGTCAAGGCCGTGTTTGACATGATTTGGCAAGATGCGATTGCCCCAGCCATGCAGAGCATTCAAGATATTTGGAACGATGTGTGGGACAGCATTATCAAATTCTGGAATACGTGGGGCGTACCCATTTTCAACCAGATCAAGACCGCAATTAGTAACACAACGGCTACTTTCAAAAACATCTGGGACACCATTCTGAAACCAGTGCTGACTACTCTCGGCAACACCTTTACTGAGCTTTGGACTTTGCATTTGAAGCCGTTACTCGACAACTTCCTAAACTTTGTAGGTACGTTGATTGAAGGGGCGCTCCGTATCTATAACGAATTTATCTTGCCACTGGTTGATTGGTTTGTGAATACCTTTGGGCCTCCAATTTCTGCGGCATTTCAAGCAATTATTGATATTTTCGGGCAAGTCGTTGGAGCAATCGCAGATGGGGTAAGCCAAATTCTTCAATGGTTGACAAGCGTTATTGAGTTTGTTGTCAATGTCTTTACGATTGACTGGAACGAGGCATGGGACAGTATTTCGGAAGCGTTTTCTAATATTTGGAATGGATTTGTGCAGACAATCAAGGACGCGCTCAATATTGGAATCTCTCTTGTAAACAAGTTTATTGACTGGATCAACGAACATCTGGTTATTAGGATTCCGAAAGTCACGATTCCTTTCCTGGGAACGTTTGGCGGGCAAGAAATCCGCCCCTTTACAATCCCGAATATCCCGTATCTTGCGCAAGGAGCGGTTATTCCGCCTAATCGGGAGTTTCTGGCAGTGCTGGGCGATCAGAAACAAGGGACGAACATTGAGGCACCGCTATCCACGATTGAAAAAGCAGTGGAAAATGTTTTGAACCGGCGAGGGTATGGCAGTCAGCAGACAGTGATCCTGCAGCTTGACCGTGAGCAGCTTGGCAAAGTGGTCTATGAACTCAATAAAGCCGAGACACGGCGCATAGGGGTAAATCTGGCGGGGGTGTGACATGAGCTACATCAAACTGAATGGAAAAGAGTTTGACGCGGATGTTGCCATTTCCGCCTATAACCGTAATTTCAATGTGTTGGACGGAGAGAACGCAGGTCGTGTAATGACTGGCCGGATGGTGCGGGACATCATCGGAACGTATATTGGCCATCAGCTGACAGTGTTTCGCCGGGGCGACAACTACCAGGGCCTTGACGAGTTCTGGGACTACTTGGTGGAACATTCTGTTGATGATTCTGTACAGTTGGAAGCTGCTGATGGGCAAACCACGATCTCGTATGAAGCCTATTACACCAGCGCCTCGCAGGATATGGAGAAAGTGGAAAACGGCATCAACTATTGGGGCGAAATCGAAGTCAGTTTTGTCCCCATGGAAGCGCAGGTGACTCCGTGAGTGTTACTACTGTACTTTACAAGGACATAGCGCCGGGAGCGGACGAGGACGCTTCTGTCTCCACTACGGAGGCCATGTCGTTTTCTTCTCCGTCTAAACTCCCGTTCGGTATTACGCCGGAGCCGACGGTCACTTGTGAGCTGAACCACTGGGGCTTGACTGGGGAATATGTCACCGTAGATACGCAGGAGGTTGCGTTCTGGTCTGTAGAAACGAGCGGAGATGACTGTAATTTTACAAACAAACCAGTCATCACGCTTGAGATGGACCAGCAGTATTCCTCCGTCGGCATTACGTTGGCGTTTGACACGGCATCCGGTGACTATTGCCCGTCTGTCAATATCAAGTGGTATCAGGGGGAGGCTCTCAAGGCGGACGTGGACTTCACGCCCAACACGGCAATGTATTTCTGTGGTCAGAAAGTGCAGAGCTATGACAAAGTGGTCATTACCCTGAACAGCACGAATTTGCCCAATCTCAGGGCAAAGCTGGAACATATTATTTTCGGCGTCTACCGCTATTTCGGAATGTCTGAGTTACGGTCCGCTTCCATCATTAATGAAATGAGCCTGATTTCCACGGAAATGCCCATCTCTACAATGAACTGGACGTTAGACAGCCGGGAAGACGTCGACTTTATGTTCCAGCTCAAACAGCCTGTAGAGGTCAGAAACGACGATAAACTGATCGGCGTGTACTACATCGACAGCCACACCAGACAGGCGCAGAACCTGTACACAATCGACTGTCAGGACGCTTTTGGAGTGCTGGATGACAGCCCCTTCCCTGGCGGCGTGTACAATACGAAATCTGCGAAATCTCTATTGGAAGAGATCGTGAATGGACAGTTTTCCATCGAGTATGACTCGGACGTAGAGGACACGGCTTTGACAGGAGTTATTACATCCGGAACTATCCGGACGGCTATACAGCAGGTGCTATTTGCGTGGGGCGTGTGCGCGTCAACTGATGGGCGGGACGGCATCCGAGTATTTAATTTGCCGGAGACTCTTAAAGCCATCACGGAGGATTATACGTTTACTGGGGTCACCGTGGACACCAGCGCACTTGTGACAGAGGTTAGAGTGACCGCCCATGTATATACTCAGACCGAAAACGGAGGCGTGGAGATCAACGGTGCCAAATACGACGATGCCAAAACAGTTTACACCATTACTAACCCGGATGTAATTGCCACCGATAAGCAAAATGTTATTGAGGTTGCGGACGCCACGCTGGTTTCGCCGGATATCGGGCAAGCAACGGCACAGAGGGTCTATGACTACTATGCAAAACGGATTACCACCAACGCCAAAATCGTATGGACAGGGGAGCTATTGGGCGACTGTGTGACGCTTCCAACGGCCTGGAGGACAACCAATGCCGGGAATCTCCGTCGCATGGAAGTCAAGCTGTCAAATACCGTTGTGGCGACCGTGGCATCCCTTGGAGGCTGACATGAGTATTATCGACACGTTGATAACGGACCGCACGCAATCTGACGTGACCCGCTGGCGCACTCTGCGCGATAAAGGCTGGGCCGGAATGACCGCCGACGAAAAAGCGGAATGGTCTGCCGGAATGAAAGGAGCATATAACGCCACCGATTTAAACCGAGTAATTGCCGCCATGGACGCCCTAAACACAGAGATGAAAAAGTATGGATATGAGACTGGTTATAGAAAGGTGGAGGTGCCGCATAATCCTTTGCCACCAAAACTTCCTGCTGACTACACAGGGCTGGAATTTATTGAAGGGACAGGAACTCAATATATTGATACTGGCATAAAGCCGGAAGAAAATATATCTATAAATTTGACCTTCTCTCTTATAGCTGAACCTGTTGGTGAGACTGCCATACTTGGAGCGGAGTGGAGTAATTCTGGTTTTTTTCTTAGCTATATTCCGGGTAGTTTTGTCAGATGGCATAATGGTGGATGGGTAGATATTGCTTTAAGTTCAATCAACCAACTTAATCTCGTAAAAATTGCAGCGGGGTCTATAGATTTAAATGGGGAAAGAAAAACATTTATTCCAACTACCATGTATCCAAATACTAGCATTTTTATTTTTGCCACAGGAGATGGGGCGGGAGAAATTTGGAGGGGACACTTAAAACTTTATAGCTGTAAGATTTTCTCTAATAATGAAATAAAAAGGGAGTACATTCCAAGCAAAAATCCGCATGGTGAAGTTGGGTTATATGATGCGGTTTCTCAAAGATTTTTTCCTAATGCGGGAACTGGGGCGTTTGTTGCAGGTCCACCCAAAGAGATCGAACCACCGGAAGACACAAGAGACCACTACACATGGTACAAAGAGGACATCCCTACCACAGCTCTGATGGCTGCATATCTAGACAATGTGGCGGCAATCCGCTCCATGATGTCCAATATTCCCGTTTATCCCTCCGGTTGGCAGGCTCCGCCGAAAAGCCCTGAAACCATACAACATCTCACCTATGAGCAGGCAAACGACATCGAGCGGATATTGACCGACATCAACGATTTGTTGGTCTGGGTCAGCAACAACCTTGTGTGGGTATTCGCCGGTGACGTTTATGCTGGCGAATGGTAAGGAGGCAATATGCAAGACAGAATCCCTACTTATCGGGGGCGGGTTAAACTTACTCCTGTCTCCGGTCAAGAGAATACATACGACCTTGTAAGGGCAGACGAGCCGTCACAGGTTGGAACGCCCCTCAGCACGGCTACGCTGTTTAAGCCGGAGACGGAAGCAGTATTTTTTGGGAACACGGCAAACCGCACTGTTAACGACGCCTTATATCTGATCGGAACCACCTTTACGGCGGCTGAAATCCAAGTAACCTACAACGGAGGTGTTTAAATGGCACAGCAGTTAGGACAGGT